TGCACAATGGCTCGCGCATCAAGCTATTTGGCGCAGACAATGCAGACGCAATGCGTGGCTTGGGCTTTGATGGTTTGTATTTGGATGAATACGGCGACTTTAAGCCCAGCATCTGGGGAAATATTTTACGGCCTGCGTTAAGTGACAAGCAAGGCTGGTGCGTGTTTGGCGGCACACCGAAGGGCAAGAATCAGTTTTGGCAGATATATCAGACGGCATCCAAGTCACCAGATGAGTGGTTCTTGCTGCGCCTACCGGCAAGCACTAGCGGTCTGCTGCCTGAGTCTGAGCTTGCGGCAGCTCGCGCACAGTTGAGCGAGGATCAATATTTGCAAGAGATGGAATGCAGCTTTGAGGCCGTGATCTTGGGCGCATACTACGGAACAGAGATGCGTGAGGCTACCGAACAGGGTAGAGTGACCAAAGTAGAATACGACAGCAGTATACCGGTCCATAGTGCCTGGGACCTCGGTTTCAGAGACGATACCGCGATCTGGTGGTATCAGGTCATTCGAGGCGAGCTGCACATATTGGAATATTACGGCGTGTCAGGCGCGAATATCAGCGATCTGGCTGCGGTCATCAAGTCTAAGCCATATAAGTATGGCAAGCACTACTTACCGCACGATGCGCGGGCTAAAACACTAGCGGCAGCCGGTAAATCAGTGATCGAGCAGTTGGCTGAATACTTGGGCATCAACAACATGGCTATCGTACCTGATCTTGGTGTGCAAGACGGCATCCAGGCAGTGCGGCAGGTGTTGCCTCGTTGTTGGTTTGATGCAATCAAATGCGAAGATGGCATCGAGGCGCTCAGGCAGTATCAGCGCGAGTATGACGAGGATAAAAAAGCATTTAGGGATCGACCAAGACACGATTGGTGCAGTCATCCAGCAGACGCTTTTAGAATGTTAGCGGTGGCATGGCGCTTAGAACCTACAGTGAAAGCGCCTAATGTAATCAAACCGTTGATGGTTGGTTCACAAAACGAAGTTACTTTAAATGATATGTGGGCTTCCCACAAAACAACTAGGAGTCAAAGGCTATGAGCGGCGTAAACAATCCCTATCGTTATTTTTATGAGCATGTTGCAGCATCATCATCCGCACAAGTATTAGGCGGCACTGGCGCAGTTGGTGACTACCTGCATCGCCTGATTTGCACAGTGACTACCGCATCAACATCTTTGGTTCAGATTATTGACGGTTCAGGCACTGGCATCTTGACGCATACAGTTTTGCCTAATAGCGTAGGCGGCGGTGTTGGCGTATACAACATTGAGTTAAATGTGGTGTCGGCTAATGGCGCTTGGAAAATCACCACTGGCGCAGGCGTTGAAGTCATGGCTGTCGGGATATTTTCAGCATAATGAGCGCAGCGTGGACTAGAAAAGAAGGCAAGAATCCGTCTGGTGGCTTAAATGCTAAGGGCAGGGCTAGCTATAAGGCTGAGACGGGCGGCGAATTAAAGCCACCAGTCAAGTCAGGCGATAATCCTCGCAGGTCATCGTTTCTTGCGCGAATGGGCAACATGCCTGGTCCAATGGAAAAAAACGGCAAGCCAACACGCCTAGCGTTAGCGCTTAAAGCATGGGGCGCGTCTAGCAAAGAAGATGCTCGCGCTAAGGCTCATGCGATATCTAAAAGAAATAAGTAATGCCGATTAACCAATTAATTATTAGGCAATAACATGGAACAGACTAGCACTGGTGTGCAGAAATGGCTCAATGTTGTCGGTGCGTATGACAATGAGTTTAAGAAATGGGAAGCTAGAGCGCAAAAGATCGTCAAACGCTATCGTGATGACAATCGCAGCTCGCATACTAATGAGACAGCTAAATTTAATATTCTGTGGTCAAACGTGCAGACGCTTATACCTGCTGTCTATGCGAAGCTGCCAAAGGCTGACGTGTCACGCCGGTTTGGGGATAATGATCCAGTAGGCCGTGTGGCTGGGCAATTGATTGAGCGGGCGCTTGACTTTGAGATTGAGCATTACCCAGACTTTCGCAGCACCATGCGCCATGCGGTTGAAGATCGTTTCTTGGGCGGTCGTGGCACTGCGTGGGTGCGGTATGAACCGCATGTTACTGAGCAGGATGTGCCAGAGGATGGCTTGCAAGTCACTGAGGACATTGATGAGGTAGATCAACATGGTAAGCCACAGACTGCGTTGGGTGCGACTGCGGGCGAGGTTGAACCGCAAGAGCAGATCGAGTATGAGTGTGCGCCGACTGATTACGTGCATTGGAAAGACTTTGGGCATTCTGTTGCTCGCACATGGGAAGAAGTGACGTGCGTGTGGCGTTGGGTATACATGACGAAAGAGGCTCTAGTTGAGCGTTTTGGCGAGGAAATGGCCAGAACAATACCGCTAGACTCAAATCCAGATACGCAAACGACTTATGGCCAGAATACTAAAGAGCGCACTCGCGCTAAAATATGCGAGCTGTGGGATAAAGAATCGGGCAAGGTTTACTGGTTTAGTAAGAATCACGCAAGCATTATTGATGAGCGTGATGATCCATTAGGTGTAGAAGGATTCTTCCCCTGCGGTAAGCCGTTATACAGCACGACCACATCCGATACACTAATCCCAGTGCCGGACTTTGTTCTATATCAAGACCAAGCTAATGAGTTAGATATTCTTAGCGACCGGATTGACGGTTTAGTCAAAGCGCTGCGGGTTCGCGGTGTGTATGACGCAAGCCAGCCTGCATTGCAGCGCCTATTAACTGAGGGTGACAACAATACGTTAATCCCAGTTGATAAATGGATGGCATTCAGTGAAAAGGGCGGGCTAAAAGGCAGCATTGATATTCTGCCAATTGACCAGCTTGCCGAAGCGTTGATGCAGTGCTATCGCGCTCGCACCGAGATCAAGCAACAAATCTACGAAATCACTGGGATTAGTGACATTATCCGAGGCGCATCGCTTGCAAGTGAGACTGCAACTGCACAACAAATTAAAGGCCAGTATGCAGGTCTGCGACTTCGCTCGATGCAGGAGGATGTGGCGCTATTTGCCAGTGAGCTTATTCGGTTAAAAGCGCAAGTAATCTGCTCTAAATTTCAGCCACAAACAATACTAAGTTATGCTGCGGCACAGCAGATGCAGCCTGCGGATCAGCAGATGATACCGCAAGCGTTGCAGCTTATTAAAGACAAGCCACTGCGTAATTTTAGGATTGAGGTTGCTGCTGACTCGTTGGTGCAGATTGATGAGGCGCAGACCAAGCGCGACCGGATGGAGTTTATCCAGGCATTTGGTGGCTTTATGCGTGAGGCGTTACCAGTTGCACAATCAAGCCCAGAAATGACACCGATGTTGGTGGAAGTTATGAAATTTGGTATCTCGGCATTCAAGCAATCCAAGCCAATTGAGGGCGCACTAGATGCAGCGCTTGACCAGTTGAAGAAAGCACAGGCCAATCCACAACCTAAGCCAAACCCAGAGGCTGAGAAGATTAAGGCACAACAAGCTAGTGAGCAAGCGCGTATGCAAGCAGATGGCCAGATCGCACAGATGAAGATGCAAGCGGAAGCTCAAGCTGTACAACTTAAAGTACAAACAGAAACACAAGCTACACAGATTAAGATACAGGCAGAAGCGCAGCTTGAGCAAATGAAAGCTCAGAATGCGGCGCAGATTGAGGCTCAGAAACAACAACACGAGCAGCAATTAAAAGAGATGGAGATCAGATCACGGCAAGAGATGGAGAAGTGGAAAGCAGAACTTGATGCGGCAACTAAGATCATGGTTGCGCGGATCGGCGCTAATCCTGGACTTGATTTGCCAATGATCGAGGCGCAACAAGCGGCATCTGAGAAGATCAGTGCAGAGCTTGGCGATCATGTAACTAATGCAATTCATAGAATGGCTGATATGCAAAACAATATGCAAAACATGCACGGCGAAACAATGGACAAAATCGGCACAGCCATGCAAATGTTGTCAGCGCCCAAGCGCGTGGTGCGCGGCGCAGACGGTAAAGTGATCGGCGTAGAGGTGCATCATGGTTAATACCACCAGAGGTGAGATGGATGAAGCGCTGCTGGAAAAGCGCGAAGGTGAATTTGAAGATGAGAACGAGCGCACCACATGGGTGGAATATTGGACATGTGGCGAGATGGTGCATCGGTCGGTGCATGTGACTTTAAAGAAAGCAGTAGTGTCAACAACTGAGATAGGGGGCTTCAATGGCTAATAGTCAAGCAATGTGTACGAGTTTTAAAACTGAGATATTGAGCGGCATTCATGCGCTTGGCACAAGCGTTGTAAGGGCATCTACAGCAGCCGATACGCTCAAGGCGGCGTTATACCTTGCTAGTGCTAGTCAGGGCGCAGGCACGACAGCCTATGCCGTTACAGGCGAGGTTAGCGGCACTAATTACAGTGCAGGCGGTGTTACCGTTACTAATGCAACAGCGCCAACAAGCACCGGCACAACTGCGTATTGGACACCAAGTGCGAGTTTTAGTTGGACTAACGTCACGCTGTCTACGTCATTTGACTGCGCGTTGGTCTATAACTCGACTCAAAGCAATAAGGCAATCTCAGTGCATACATTTGGCGCTCAGACTGTTACGGCTGGCAATTTCACGCTGACAATGCCAACAAACGATGCGACTAACGCGCTAATAAGAATTGCTTAATAACACAAGGCGCTTTAACCATCTAAAGGGTAAATTATGGCATTTGCATTAAAAGACAGAATCCAAGAAACAACTACCACGACAGGCACTGGAACAATTACGCTTGCTGGTGCTGTTGCTGGGTTTCAATCTTTTGCCGCAGTTGGCAACGGGAGTACAACTTATTATTGTATTACTAGCGGCTCTGCATGGGAGGTTGGTCTTGGCACATATTCAACTACTGGGCCTACACTTGCTCGCACTACTATTTACTCAAACTCTTTAGGAACTACAGCAGCTATATCTTTAATTGGCACTTCTAATGTGTTTGTTACTTTACCGGCGCAACAAATACCTGGTAATGGTAAATTTTTGCAATGGCAAAGCGTTCAAACTTCTAATTTTACTGCCGTAAATGGATACGCTTATCCGGTTAATACAACAAGCGCGGCAATTACAGTAACTCTACCAGCAAGCCCAAACATAGGAGATGTTGTAACCATTGTTGATTATGCTGGAACTGCGGGTACAAATTTTATTACCATTAATAGAAATGGTAGCAATATTGAAGGTAGTGCACTAAATACTGCTATACGTATTGCTCGTCAAGCCCTTAATTTTGTTTACATTGATGCAACACAAGGTTGGGTTTCTTATGCTCAACAATATGTTACTGCTGCACCTATTTCTTATTTAATGTCTTATTTAATAGTGGCGGGTGGTGGCGGGGGTGGTGGGTCATCTACAAATGGCGGTGGTTGTGGTGGTGGCGGCGCTGGCGGGTATTTATATGATTCAACAGGTACTTTGACTGTTGGAACAACTTATACCGCTACCGTTGGTGCTGGTGGAGTAGGTGGGATAGGTATAACACCTCCTACAGCCGGGGATAATTCAACATTAACAGGTGGCACACTTTCTTTAACTGCAACGGTTGGCGGTGGGCGTGGGGGGTATTGGAGTAACCCTACAACGAGTCAAGCTGCTACAAGTGGGGGGTCAGGTGGTGGTGGTGCAGGTACTGCAACAGTTGGCTCAGGTACATCAGGACAAGGTTTTGCTGGTGGAGCTGGTTCAACTGTTGCAACTAAGTATGGCGGCGGTGGTGGCGGCGGTGCGACCGCTGTTGGCGCGGCTGGTAATGGAACTACTGGCGGAAATGGCGGCGCAGGGTTTTCAAATACAATTACAGGTTCTGCCGTGTTTTATGCAGGGGGTGGTGGTGGTGGAACACAGGATAACGGCACGGCTGGTACGGGGGGTTCAGGCGTTGGTGGAACAGGCAGTAGTTCTAATGTTGTTGCTAGTGATGGAGCTATTAATACAGGCTCAGGTGGCGGCGGCGGTGGCTGCACAGTTCCACTTGCTGGGTCTGGGGGGTCTGGGGGTAAAGGAGTAGTTATACTTTCCATACCAACATATATTTATACAGGAGTAACTACAGGCTCTCCAACCGTTACAACATCAGGCTCTTATACAATTTTGACATTTACATCTTCGGGGACTTATACAGCATGAGTTATTTTGCAAAAGTTGTTAATGGAACAGTTACTCGGGTTATTGCTGCTGAACCAGATTTTTTTAATACTTTTGTGGATTCAAGCCCAGGTGATTGGATTCAAACTTCATACAATACGCATGGCGGCGTTCACGCTACTGGTGGCACTCCGCTGCGTAAAAATTATGCTGGGATTGGATTTACTTATGACGCAGTTAGAGATGCGTTTATCCCACCAAAACCAGATGATTCTTATGTATTAAACGATGAAACTTGTTTATGGGAACCTTTAATAGAAATTGATAAATAATGTTAGGTTTATATCCATTAAGCGGTGCACCTTTAGGAGCTTCGGGAAGCGTTAGTCCTACTCCTGCCGCTAACACTAATGGAGTTTGGGATACCGGCACTTGGGATGCTGCGCTTTGGGATAGTTTAAACATTACTGGCAATGAGGCCACTGGCGGGGTAGGCAATCTAGGCACATCACAATCTGTTGCGCTAAGCGGTAATCAAGCTACAGGATCGGCAGGTGCACTAACAAGCGCAAATAGCAATTCAATTACCGGTAATGAATCAACTGGGGCAGTTGGCACGACCGCAGCCAATATCACCATTGAGCTTACTGGTGTACAGGCAACAGGGCAGGTCGGCACTGAGGGTGAGGCGGTCACCGTAGCGCTTACAGGCGTGCAGGCTACCGGCGCGGTGGGTAGTGTTGGTATTGATGTAGTAGTGGCGTTCACAGGCGTTGAGGCTATCGGCGCGGTTGGTAGTGTTAATGTTAGCGCTGATATCGTTGTAGCGCTTACAGGTGTTACAGCTACAGGGCAGGTTGGAAATCTTACAGTATCAGGCCAGCCAATCATTGTGATTGACGATACGCACGATGGTGACTTTTTAGGTAAGAAATTTGCAGAGGAACAAGCGCGGGCAGCAAAGCGGCGCGAAGCAATATTAAATGCTTACGAAATAGTAGTGGAAGGCAGACCAGAGTTTGCCGAGGAAATAGCAGAACCGTTTACGCAGTTAGTTGTAGATCAGCAGGAAATGCCGGTAAAGCAGATTGATTATGACGCTCTATTTGCCGATCTTGACAGGGTTGAGGCAATTTGGAGTAATTACATTGACTTAGACGATGAGGAAGTATTGGCCCTATTATGAGAAAATCTTGGATATACAGAGATGGCGAAGCTATCGAGTTAGATGGTCACACGCCCACCACTGAGCTGCATTACGTGATGCCAGATATTCAACCATATCAAAGCATGGCAGACGGCAGCATCATCACAAGCAGATCGCACCATCGGGCGCATTTAAGGGCGCACAATTGTATTGAGATTGGGAACGAGAAGATGGAAACTCGACCGACTCAAGTTAAAGACAGCAGACGGGAAGTGTTGCGCGAACAGCTCGCGGGAATGACGCACAGCCAGGCTAATAAAATCCTCACAAAGCTGCGTGATGATCTTCGTTTTAATCGTAAATAACCCCCACAGGGAGAAATACAAATGTCTGAATCATTAAATGAAATTGCACCATTGGCTGAATCACCCGATGCTAGACGCGAATTGCTGTCTCAACAATTTGATGAGATTGCAGAGAATCCACCAGATGTAAGGCCAGAGCAAGAAGAACGAGTTAGAGCGTCAGACGGTAAATTTGCGCCTAGACAAGCTCAAGAGCAGCAAGAAACTCAAGACGTTGTTGAAGAACCAGTATGGTCACGCCCACCCGCATCGTGGAAAAAGGATTATCACGAGGTCTGGAAAACTGCCGATCCTAAATTGCGTGAGTATGCCTGGCAGCGCGAAGAACAAATGCGAGCAGGCGTTGAACCATTAATTAGCAAAGCACAATTTGCCGATCAAATGCAGGAAGTAATTACGCCATTTGAAAGCACAATACGCGGGCTTGGATTGCAGCCTAAAGATGCGGTAAAAGCGCTGCTTGAGGCAGACCATTCACTGCGCTATAGCACACCACAAGAAAAAGTGCAATTATTTAGTAGACTTGCACAGCAATATGGTGTAAATTTAGGACAAATCGAGCAAAGCCCACAGCAAAACCCGATTGATCCGACTATTTATGCACTTCAAAACGAATTAAATAAGGTTCGTGGCGAGGTGATGACATGGAAGGAACAGCAAGAACAGGTGCAAAATCAGTCTTTATTGGGCGAAATCAACCAATTTGCTCAAAAGGCTGAGTATTTTGAGGAAGCTCGACCGGTCATGGTGCAACTGCTACAAAGCGGTGTTGCACAAACACTGGAAGATGCGTACGAAAAAGCAATACGCCTCGACTCTAATCTATTTGATACTGTTCAACAAAGCCGACAAGCTGAATTGGATTCTGAGAAAAGATCAAGAGCTGACAAGGCTGCGAAATCAGCCAGGGCGGCTGCGGTTAGCGTTAGAAGCTCTACACCCGGAGTGGTCACGGCTACCAAAGCGCAAGACAGACGTGCATTGTTGGCAGAGCAATTTGATGCCATCGGTTCGCGTTTTTGATCTCAAACTGATAAGGAGTATTAATTATGGCATTTGCCAATAGCTCTATCAGCGACATCATTGCGACTAACATACAAAGCCGTAGTGGTGAATTAGCTGATAACGTAACAAACAACAATGCTTTACTGCGCCGACTCAAAGAGCGTGGCAATGTAAAGACTTTCTCAGGCGGTAACGTAATCCTTCAAGAGATTATGTATAACGACACCACTACCAATAACACGAATTCATATTCTGGTTATGAAGTATTGAATGTCAGCCAAAACAGCCCAATCAGCTCTGCTCAATTTAGCATCACGCAATATGCTGCTGCTGTGTCGATTTCTGGCTTAGAAATGATCCAGAATAGCGGCAAAGAAGCAATCATTGACTTGCTAGATGGTCGTATGAATGTTGCTGAAGCTCAGTTAGCTAACCGTTTAGGTAGCGATATCTATTTAGACGGCACTGGCAATAGCGGCAAGAATATCACCGGTTTGGCTGCTGCTGTGCCTGATAGTCCTGCTACCGGCACATACGGCGGTATCAATCGCGCTACCTGGTCATTCTGGCGCTCGGTTGCATACTCAGGCGTAACCAATGGTGGTGCTGCTACTACTGCATCAAACATCCAGCAATACATGGACTCAATCGCAGTTCAATTGATTCGTGGAACGGACAAGCCCGACTTGATCGTTGCTGACAATAACTACTACCGTCTCTACTTGCAATCATTGCAGTCAATTCAGCGTATCTCTGATTCTGGCTCAAGCATGGCAGGCGCAGGCTTTGCATCGTTGAAATACTACGGCGCAGGTATGGCTTCAGACGTTGTGCTAGACGGTGGTATCGGTTCTGCCGCTACTGCTAATCACATGTGGTTCTTGAATACTAAATACATATTCTTTAGACCGCACGTTGATCGCAACTTTGTGCCTATCGGTGGCGAACGTCAAGCAATCAACCAAGACGCTATTGTTAAGCTAATTGGCTGGGCTGGTAATCTTTGCTCATCTGGTCCGCAATTTAGCGGCGTTTTGATAGCCTAAGGAGAAATTTAAAATGGCTTATACTTTTGATGACAACAAAGCAGGTTTACTACAGATCAATCAAACTGATTCTGGCGTAACGATGGCGAATGGCACTTCAGCTATTCCCACCCCACCTGCTGTTTTAGGGCAAATTGAACGTGCTTTTGATCCTACCTACGGTGCAGGTGAGTTTATTCTGCTCGTTGGTGTTGCAAGCACTGTCGTTGGCTCGTTAGTAACTTACGATGGCACGACCTATCAAACCACATTGTGCGCTACCACTGCAAACCAAGCTCGTCCAGTTGCCGTTGCAATGTCAGCAAACACTGCCGGTCTGTTTGGTTGGTATCAGATTGAAGGCACTGCTGTTGTTACAAAGACAACTGGCGCTAAAGTTAATCCTACCGTTGCAATTGGTGTTGTTTCAACTGGTAAGATTGGCGCTTCAGCCTCTGGTAAAGAAATCTTGGGTGCGCGTTCTGCAAATGCTGCGACTGTTGCCTCTGCGACCACTACGGTCAATGTCGTAATCAATCGCCCACATCTGCAAGGCCGTATAACCTAAAGCGAAAGGAATGGCGGGAGAGAAATCTCTCGCCGTTTTTTATGGATATTGAGATTCTCTGTAATACCGATGACGCAGAATTATTTAGCAATATTCGATTAAATTCTCGCAGTTGTCAAAAATGGATCAAAGAAATGCCAGCGCATGACGGTCACGCAGTGATTGTTGGCGGCGGTCCATCTGTTGCAGATTATCTACCAATTATTGAAAAGCGGCGCGAATTAGGGCAAAAGATATTTGCACTTAATGGCGCGGCTAAGTTTTTGAATCGTCACGGCATTGTGCCTGACTATCAAATTATACTTGACGCACGACCAGGCAATGTTGATTTAGTTGGCGATGCTAAAGAATATTTATTCTCAAGCCAGTGTCACCCATCATTGTTTAATGACGAAGATAATATTACTACATGGCATCCAGCCATGGATGATATGGAAGATCATCTGCCAAATCACGATCAGGAATACGCTTTAATCGGCGGTGGCACGACTGTTGGGCTATCAAGCATGTGTCTTGCATACACAATGGGCTATCGCAAGCTGCACTTATTTGGCTATGACTCATCGCATCGTCATGCAATGGGTCATGCGTATAAGCAGCCAATGAACGATAACGACGTTTTGTGCAAAGTTACATTGGATGGCGCAGTATTTACCAGCTCACTGGCAATGGCGCGACAAGCTGAGTTATTCCCTACAGTCTGCAATAACCTAATTGATTTAGGCTGCATCATTACCGTTGATAGCAATGGTTTAATTATGGCAATTGTAAAGAAAATGCGCGAGCGCCCAGATTTAATGCCAGAGCAAGAAAAGTATCAAAAGATGTGGGATATACCTGCATATCGTAATATGTCACCAGGTGAATTAATTGCTGACTATTTTGTAGAATTAGCTAAAATAGACTGCGATGATAAAGTAATTGATTTTGGCTGCGGCACTGGTCGCGGTAGTAAACGCATACATGAATTAACTCAATGCAATATTCAGATGGTTGATTTCTCTGATAATTGCTTGGATAAAGATATTCAATTTAAATTAACTGTTGCAGATTTAACGCAACCTATTGATTTAAAAGCAGATGTTGGTTATTGCACCGATGTGATGGAACATATACCAACAGATGATGTTGATGCAGTTATTAAAAATATTATGCAGTGTGTTGATCGCGCATTCTTTCAGATTAGTTTATTGCCAGATCATATGGGGCAATTAATTGGTCAGCATTTGCATGTTTCAGTATTTCCATATGAATGGTGGGCAAGCAAGTTCTGTGATTATGAAGTGATATTCTCAAGTCATAACACAGAAAATGCAATTTTCTACGTTAAAAAGGAGAAGTAAAAATGGCAATTCCATCGAGAGTTCAAGCATCTGGCAATTCGGGATTAGCAACAACTAGCATCTGTGGCGATGGCGCTACTGGTCTTGTTGCTACTGGCAGCACAATTGCTGACGCACTACAATTATCCGCAGTCTGGAATACACTTACCACCAGCTCTGCATCGACTGGCGTTATCTTGCCGCCTACCGAAGTAGGCGCAATGATTGGTCTGCGTAATGATTCTGGCCAAACAATTACTGTTTACCCAAAATCAGGTTCAACCATCAATGCAGGCGCAAGCACACTGTCTGTAGCTACCGCTAAGACTGTGATCTTGTTTGCTACATCTGCCACTACCTGGGCTTCTGTTTTAACAGCCTAATGATTTAAACTGATCGCTCTCACCCTACACGGTGGGAGTGATTTGTATTGTAATCCAATCCCCACAGGAGAAAATTATGCTAGACAGCGATGTTAATAATGCAGATGCAGCTTTGTTTGTTGAGTTTTATTTATACGACAAAGAACCATACAAAAATATGCCGTTCATTCGGATTATGATGCCTGGTGATTCTACAAACGTGGTTGAGCAGCTTGTAAGAGATCATCACAAAGAGCGTTTTGCTAGGCAATGGTTGCATTATCAAATGTCGCAGTCAGATGGACCAGTTATAGGCACACCGTTGAACCAATGGCATATTGACCAGCCAGAGGAGTTTAGTAGCGCTCAAATGGCTGAATTGCAGATATTGAAATTTCAGAGCGTAGAGCAGGTTGCTACCGCGTCTGATAGTCAATTGCAGCGTGTAGGCATGGGTGCAATGGGATTGCGTGAACGTGCGCGAGCTTATATAACAAGCAGAAATCAGTCTGAAAATACTACAGAATTATCGGAAACTAAAAAGAAATTGCAGGAATTAGAAGCGCAAATGGCAATGATTTTAGAAAATCAGCGCAAGCCAGGGCGGCCCCGTAAAGAGGTGTAAATATGTCGAGCACGATGCTTGAGTTAGTGCAGCAGGTTACAAATGAGTTAGGGGTTTCAACTCCTGCCTCAGTTGCAGGGAATACAAATCAAGACGTAATTCAAATATTGGCGCTAATGAATGCCGCAGGCTATGAGTTCTTGCGGCGGCATCCGTGGCAAGCACTAACAAAGCAACATGCTTTTTACACTGAATATTTAACGACCACTGGCAATTGGACAACTGCCTCGCGTGTTATTACGGGCATTCCAAGCACAGCAGGGTTAGATACGACCTATCAAGCAATTGGCACTGGTATTAACCAGAATACGTTTATTGCATCTGTTGATTCGTCAACGCAAGTTACGTTAAATCAAAACTTTGCAGCAGACGGTGGTGCTGACGCTACTTTGTATTTCCAAAAAATGAAATACAGCTTGCCAAGCGATTACGAGGCTTTAGTGCCTCGCACGATGTGGGATAAGTCTAAACATTGGGAAATGCTAGGCCCCGAAGATGCACAACAGTGGGAATGGTTGTTATCTGGTTATATCTCGACCGGTCCGCGCATTCGCTGGCGTTTGTTTAGTGGTTATTTCCAGATATGGCCAGGTAACAGTGGACCAGAATATCTAGGTTTTGAGTATCGCAGCAAAGGCTGGGCAAATGCCGCAGATGGCACAGTTAAAAACAGTTTTACTGCTGATAGTGATACAACTATCTATCCAGATCGCTTGATGGTTTTGGCCACTAAGCTAAAATACTTTCAAGCTAAAGGCTTTGACACCACTGCGTTATATCGTGATTATTTGTATGAATTAGAGGCTGCGATGGCGCTTGATATGTCTAGCGCTAATCTGAGCTTTGCACCACGACCTGGCACTGTTTTAATCGGCTACGACAACATACCGGATTCTGGATATGGTCCGAATTAATCAACTGGTGCAGGGCAATGCAGCCAATGTGCAGTCTGTGCCTGCACCCGTTGGCGGTTGGAATGCGCGAGACTCAATTAGTAACATGGACCCGATGGATGCGGTCACATTGACTAATTTCTTCCCGACTGCATCTAATGTTGTATTACGTGGTGGGTACACTAAGTGGGCTACCGGCATGACTGGTCAGGTTCAAACGGTTATTAATTACTCTACCGGTACAACTGACAAGCTATACGCATTTGCAGATGGAAAAATCTTTGATGTAACAAGTTCTGGCGCTGTAGGCTCTGCATTGGTCACAGGGCTGACTAATAACAAGTGGGAACACATTAACGTCACCACTGCCGCAGGAAGTTACCTATACATTGTTAATGGCGTGGACAAGCCATTATTGTTTAATGGCACAACTTGGGCGCCAATTGACGGCTCATCTGCCATACCGATTACCGGCGTGACTACCACATCATTAGACAATATCTCGCTGTTTAAAAATCGCGTGTGGTTTATTGAAAAGAATACGCTAAAAGCATGGTATTTACCAACTGGTGCGGTTGGTGGTGCAGCCAATTATATTGATATGTCAGCAATCGCTAAATACGGCGGTTATTTGGTTGATTTGGATACGTGGACTCTTGATGCAGGTTATGGCGTTGACGACAATTTGGTATTTGTTACGTCAAATGGCGAGGTTATTGTTTGGTCAGGCACTGATCCTGCCAGTGCATCAACTTGGGCGTTAATTGGCGTTTGGAAACTAGGCTCGCCGATTGGCAAGCGCTGTATGCTTAAATACGGCGGCGATCTATTGCTAATTACTTATGATGGGTTAATGCCATTGGCAGGCTCGCTACAAAGCTCTAGGCTTGATCCGCGTGTTGCTTTAAGTAACAAGATACAAGGCGCTATCACCGCAGCCACTACGCAATACGGTGACTCGTTTGGATGGGAGATTCTCTACTCAGCCAAGAATAACGCATTATGGATTAATGTGCCGGTTGCTGAAGGACAGCAACAACAATACGTAATGAACAACATCACTAAGTCTTGGTGTAATTTCTCAGGTTGGAATGCTAATTGTTGGGAAACATTTAGCGATGATCCATTCTTTGGTGGCGATGGCTATGTTGGTCGGGCATGGAATGCTACTTATATTGATGACACCAATAACATTCAAACTAATGCTTTGCAGGCATTTAATTATTATGGTTCACGCGGCGTTAAAAAGTATTTTACTCGCGCTCGGCCTAATTTATTTACAAATGGCACACCGGCTGTATTTGTTGGTATGAATGTTGACTTTGATGTGCAGCCTGCTACGTCATCGTTATCATTCTCTCCTAGTTCTTTTGGCGTATGGGATAGCGCGAGCAGCAAATGGGATATATCTAATTGGGCAACATCCACAGCAACAATTACAAATAACTGGCAAGGGATTACGGGCATTGGCTATTGTGGTGGCATTAATCTAATATCACAAAGTCAGGGCATACAAATAGAATGGGCATCGACTGACGTAGTATTTCAAGTCGGATGGGCTGGAATATAGTATGTAGCGCTGAGATCGGGCATTGGGTGGCGCAGCAGAATAGTGGCGGCTACCATGAGGCTCAATCTCAGGCGCTAGGATTGATGAAAGATGGAAAAATAGTAGCAGGCGTTATATATGAGAATTGGAATAAAAAGAGTATTTTTTGTCATATCGCAATAACTGGCAGGATGACGGCGCAATATCTAGCAATAATATTTGATTATCCGTTTAATCAATGTGGTGTAGATAAAATTGTTGTGCCGGTAGTTAGCGATAACGCAAAAAGTATTAAATTAGTTGAGAATATGGGTTTTAGTGAAGAATGTAGATTGTGCGATGCAAGCCCCACAGGTGACATCATTTTCTACACATTATTGCGTAAAAATTGTAGGTTTTTAGAGGGGAAATATCATGGGAAAATCAGTATCAGCACCCGCAACACCTGATTATGCTGGTGCGGCGACAGCGCAAGGTGCAGCTAATGTAGAAGCAGCGCGGGCATCGGCTAAATTAAGCAATCCAAACATATACGGTCCATTAGGCACTCAAACGGTGACTTATGGCACACCTTCATTTGACCAAACTGCCTATGATAAAGCAATGGCTGATTTTCAAGCTAATCAAGGTAGATCAGCAGATCGCCCAGATATTGGCAAATTTACAACTCAGCGCACTAATGATGACGGCAATGTGGTTGGGCAAGATATTGACCAGCAAGGCTATCAAAATGCTTTGATGGATTGGTTAAATACTTCCGGCAAAGCACCTACACGCGAGCAATACACTACTACTGCTGACGCAGATACGCCTACCATTAGGCAAACACTCACGCCAGAGGCGCAGGCTACGTTAGACGCGCAGCAGCGTGTGCAAAAGGCATTGGCGGGCTTAGGCGAGCAAGGGATTGGCACTGCACAAAGTGTATTAGGGCAGGCATTTAATCCTAATTTGCCTGGCATCCAAACTTCATTAGGTAATTATGGCCAAGTGGCACAAACACCGGATTTAAGTCAATACGGTCAGGCAGGTAATGCACCGCAAGCAGGACAATTAGCAGAAACTCCAGATTTAAGTCAGTATGGTCAAGCCGGTGGTGGCCCACAAGCAGGCATGTATGGTTTTGCAGGTGGCGGTCCGCGAGCAGGGCAATACGGTCTAGCACAAGGTGCGCTCAATACTGCTAATATTGCCGCTATGCCAGTAAATGCAGGCACGACCGGCCAGCAGGCTATATTGTCTCGTTTAGCGCCACAGATTGAGCGCTCACAGGAAGCTACGCGGCAGAGATTGGCTAATCAAGGTTTAGTGCCAGGCACTCAGGCATATCAAACTGCAATGATTGAAGAAAATCAACGCGGCAATGATCTTTATACGCAAGCTGCATTGCAAGGTCTTAATCTTGACATTGGTGCTAATGCTCAAGGTTTTGGTCAAGCTCTGCAATCTGGTCAATTTGGCAATCAAGCAGTGGCTCAAAACTTTGGTCAAGGGCAAGCTGCTCAACAGATGCGTAATGCTGCAATGGCGCAAAACTTTGGGCAGGGCGTGACATCACAGCAATTAGGTAATCAATCTGTATTGCAGAATCAGCAAGCTGGATTAGCACAACAGCAAGCTGATATGGCTCGCCAGCAACAATTATTTGGTCAGGGTGTGACATCCACACAATTGGGCAATCAAGCTATATCGCAGAATCAGCAGGCAGCGTTGGCGCAACAACAAGCGCAAAATGCGGCACAATTGCAGCAATACAATCAAGCATTGGGTGGCGCACAGTTTGGCAATACTGCACAGCAGCAATCTTTAGCTCAACAAATGGCGTTACGTAATCAACCATTAAATGAGATTACTGGATTAATGTCTGGCTCGCAAATTCAGATGCCGCAATTTCAAGGGTATCAAGGGCAAAGTATTGCACCTGCACCTATATTTGCAGGCGCTCAAGCGGCAGGTCAAAATGCTATGCAGAATTACGGGATACAACAATCTGCTGCTAATGCTCAAACATCTGGGCTATTTGGTCTTGCCGGCGCTGGTTTAGGTGCTGCTGGGGCTGCCGGTGGTTTTGGTTCTTTACTAGCAATGTCAGATCGTAGATTAAAATCTAATATTGTTAGAGTTGGCGATCATCCATTGGGTATAGGCGTATATGAATACGATATATTTGGTGGAAGACAGCGCGGTGTAATGGCAGATGAAGTTGAAAAAGTAATGCCAGACGCAGTATTAGAACATCCAAGCGGTTACAAAATGGTTAATTATGGGAAATTGCTATGAACGAATTTTATAATTCAATGCCAGAGACACCACAGCAAGCTGCTAGGCGGCAACAATTAGCGGCAATGCTGCAACAGCAAACTATATTGCCAGAGCAAAATTTGCAAATGCCTAGTTCTGGCAGTTCTCAAATGCCTGACTTTAGCGCAATGTCTAAAAAGAAAAAGACAAGCGCACCAGTATTTGAAATGGGGCAGCAATATTCACCATCTGTGCCTGAATCGTAAGGAATTATTATGGCAGAATATAATTTTAATGTGCAAGACCCATATGCAGCTCAAGCTGCTGATATTGCTCGCCGTCAGAAAATGGCTGAGATTATGCAAGCTCAAGCATTACAGCCTATTGAAAAATTCAGCTATAACGGCATTGAGGCACGTATTAGTCCATATCAAGGATTGGCTAAGATGTTGCAAGCGTATATGGGCGGTAGAGGCCAAGCTGCTGCTTTGGAAGAACAGAAAGCATTGGGTGAGAAAGTCAGATCAGAACGTCAAGGTGAGATCAAAGATTTTATGGGCGCTATGACAGGCACACCAGGTATGCCAGAACGTGCGGCAGTTCTTGATCCGCAAGAGATTGCTCAAGCGCAAGACCGTGGTGCTGTTAATGGTGGCGTTAGTGATACCGGCGCATATCAAATACCTGCTGTTGAAGCAGTTGCGCCTGACCGCAGGAAAGCGCTTGCGTTGGCATTGCAATCATCCAATCCAATGTTACAAAATGTTGGTGGAACAATGTTGGCTGAATCACTTAAAACTCCAGAATCTGCATTTGCAAAAATAAATCCAAAAGATTTTACCGATGATAGTATTTCTGCATTTGCAAAAACAAACGGCAGAGATTACTCAGTATTAAAGCCAAGAGATGAAGATAAACCACCGTCAGGTTTTGAAATGAGAATGGTAGACGGTAAAAAGACACTTGCATATATTCCTGGCGGTCCTGCCGATCCTGCTGTAATTGCTCAAGGTAGAGCGCCTGCTGCAAAGCCAACAGAAATTGCTCAATATGAATTTTATGTTGAACAAGAAACGGCAGCAGGTAAAAAACCATTGAGCTTTAATGATTACACATTAAGAAAAGTAAGGGAAGGCAAATCAACATCTACTAATGTAACCTATGGTGCGCCAGTTGCCGCTACTGACGCACAAGGCAGACCAGTATTTATACAGCCAGGTAAGGGCGGTGGTGCGCCATCTGTTATTGAAGGATTCTCGCCAGTAGGTGAAAAGCTCAAGCCAGTGCCACAGCACGTTAATACTGCAATAATTGGAAATCAGGCTTTCTTAAATAAAGTTGATAGAACCGAAAAATTAGTAAATCAAACTCCTGATGCTACTGGTCTTTTAAAAGGCATAACACCATCTGCAATATTAAATAGAACGGATAAAGCAGGCACTGCGGCAAGAGCGGCGCTTGCTGAATTAGCAGCCACTAAAGTGCATGATTTAAGTGGTGCTGCTGTATCTGCTAGTGAATTTGCTAGATTAAAACCATTTTTGCCACAGCCAACTGACGATGCTGCAACTTTAAAAACTAAATTGAATAATATGAGAGCAGAGATTCAAGATATTATGCAAATGACAAATTCAATTTATAGTGAAAGTCAAGGTTACAAAGGCATTCCAAATCTTAATGAACAAAAATCTACCGGTAAAATTCCTAGATACAATCCTGCAACTGGGAAGGTTGAATAATGGCTGAACAATTTATGTTGGTTGACATTCCTAATATGGGGCCGGTTGAATTTCCGGCATCCATGTCTGATGATGATGTGGCTAATGTTATTAAAACTAAAATAATGCCTGCTCAAGCGGCTGCTCAACCACAGGCAGCGCCTGCTCAAAATGTTACTCAGCCACCTGCTGGCAGATCGCCACAACAATTAAGCTCTGCTTTATCAAGGTTTGGTCAGGGCTTGCTCGATCCAGTCACCGCAGGCGCTCAAATGTTGACTAACGCATTGCCTGCGGGTGTTGTTAAAGCAGGTAATGAATTAAACAATTATTTGGCTGATAAAACAGGATTAGTTGGCCGATTGCCTGAAGGCGGTCTTAATCAGCAAATCAGTGAGCATGAGGCAGAATATCAGCGCCAAAGAAAAGCAGCAGGTAATGAAGGGATAGATTTTGCTCGAATGGGTGGCAATATTCTTAATCCTGCCAATCTAGCTATTGCATCAAGAATACCGCAAGCATTAACCACAGGCGGCAGAATTGCCGCAGGGCTTGGCGGTGGTGCTTTAATGGGCGGTATTACAGCGCCGGTTACTGAAGGCGATTACGCAAAAGAAAAAGCAAAACAAATGGCTGTTGGTGGCGCATTTGGTGGTGCTTTTCCTGCTGCGGGTGCAATGGTTAATCCTAAAGTTAATCCTCAAGTGCAGATGCTAATGAAAGAAGGCGTTACGCCAACACCAGGTCAGATACTTGGCGGCACAGCACAGACAATTGAAGATAAATTAACCAGTATGCCATTGCTTGGCGATGCTATTGCTTATGCTAGAAAACAAGGATTAAATGAGTTTAATTCTGCTGCATTGGCTAGAGCATTAAAATCTATTGGCGAGAAAACAGAAAATATAGGCAGAGAAGGTATTGCAGACGTTAGGGAAAAATTATCATCTGCTTATAATGCTTTATTGCCTAAATTGACGTTTAAAGCTGATGCAACATTTACATCTGATTTAGCTAATTTAAGGCAATTAGCATCTCAATTGCCTGAACAAGAAGCAAGGCAATTTGAAAATCTTATTGTCAATCAATTAGAAAAAAGAATGACTCCAAGCGGTTTAATGAGTGGAGATACTCTTAAGACTGTTGAAAGTGAATTAAGTAGACAAGCAAAAGGATATTTAGGCGAGCAATCTTTTGATAAACGTCAATTGGGTAGCGCATTAGAAGAAGCATTAAATTTAGTGCGGCAAAATATACAAAGAACCAATCCATCTCAAGCCAAAGAATTAAGCAAAATTAATGAAGGATACGCTCAATACGCAAGGCTAAGAGATGCAGCAGGTAGGCAAGGCTCATTAGAAGGGCAATTTACACCTGCTCAATTGGCGGCTGCTGTAAGAGGTCAAGATAAAACTGTTGGCAAGCGGGCTTATTCTGAAGGCACTGCATTAATGCAAGATTTAACAGATGCAGGTAAATCAGTTTTATCGCCTAAATATCCTGATTCTGGCACAGCAGGTAGAGCTGCTCTTAATATTGGTGGCGTAGGTGCTGCTAGTGCAGGTTATATATCGCCAGAAGTGTTGACAGGTGGCGCTATAGCATCATTGCCATACCTGCCTTATGGTAGGCAAGCAATGGCTGCTATGCTTGCAAAAAGACCTACTAACGCAAAAGAGGCAGCAGAGGCAATTAGAAGATTAGGACCATACTCTGCACCAGCAGCAAGTCAATTTAATCAATAAGGAATCTATCATGTCATACAATGGAAGCGGCGTATTCAACATCAACACAGCAGGTCAACCAGTAGTCACTGGCACAGTAATCAGCTCGACTGCATTTAACGCACTGACTGCCGATCTTGCAACTGGTCTTACTACTGCGCTCACTAAAGACGGGCAGACCACACCAACTGCTAATATTCCTATGGGCGGGTTTAAGATTACCGGCATTGCCGCAGCAACTACTACAGGCGATGCGTTAAGCTATGGTCGAGCTGCGACTGTTAGCACATTAACTAACTCTGCGTTGACATCTGGGCGTGTGCCTTATGCAAGCACAGCAGGTCTTTTAACTGACTCAGCCAACCTACTCTACTCTGGCACTGACTTAACTGTATACGGTCTAACAGTCGGGCGTGGTGCGGGTGCTATTTCAAGTAATACTGCGGTAGGTGCTAGTGCGTTGGCGGCTAATACAACTGGCGGCGATAATACGGGCATTGGAAAACAAGCATTAGGATTAAATACAACTGGCAGTCAAAATATTGCAATTGGTGGCAATCAAGCCATGTATGCAAATACCACTGGTTCAAGTAATGTCGCTGTTGGTCATGTTGCTCTTACAACTAACACAACTGGAGGAAGCAATATTGCTATAGGATTCCAATCTCTTTATTCTAATAGCACTGCATCTAACAATACTGCTGTTGGATACGCTTCTGCTTTTTCTAATACAACTGGAACAGAAATTACTGCAATTGGTTTGCAGTCTTTAAGAGGCAATACTACTGGAAATTATAATTCTGGATTAGGCGTAAATTCACTTTATACAAATACTACTGGCGCTGGTAACGTAGGGATTGGTCACTCCGCATTATTTTTCAACACCACCGCAGGTAACAATACAGCCGTGGGCTATCAGGCGGCTTATGCTAATACTACTGGCTCAAGTCTTACAGCGGTTGGAACGTCAGCACTTTACAATAACACAACTGGCGTTCAAAGCACTGCCGTTGGATACGCCGCTCTCCAAGGAAACACCACTGGTGGTAACAATACAGCATTTGGTTATGTGGCGGGTAATGGCACTACAACTGGCTCGGCAAATTGTTTTATTGGTTCTGCGTCTGGGTATACAAACTCAACAGGCGCAACTAATACCGCCGTTGGAAACAATTCGCTTTCATCGAACACCACAGGTTCAAACAACGTGGCGGCTGGGTATCAATCATTAAATGCAAACACCACCGCATCTCAAAACACAGCAGTCGGATATCAGGCGGGTTATAGCACACAAACTGGTAATCACATGACAGCAATGGGATATACCTCTGGTTATAGTTGCACTGGAAATGATAATACTTTTTATGGATGGCAAGCCGGTTATAGCATAACAACTGGAACAAATAATATTTGCATTGGTTCTAATTCTGGAAATTACACTACAGCTTTAACAACTGGCGCTCAATGTATTTATTTAGGTACATATACTACTGCTTCATCATCTTCAGTAACTTATGAAATGGCAATAGGTTATGGCGCTGTCGGTAAAGGTGCAAATACTGGATTTATTAATATGAATGGAGGTGGTACATATCAAGGCAATAATTCTGCCGCATGGTCTATTACGTCTGACCAAAGACTTAAAAAGAACATTGTTGATAACACAATTGGATTAAATGCAATATCTCAAATTCAAGTGCGTAATTTTGAGTATCGTTTGCCAGAAGAAATTACAGATTTGCCAGAAAATCAAGCAATTAATATTAAAGGTATTCAATTAGGTGCAATTGCTCAAGAACTTCAACAAATATTACCTGATTGCGTTAAAACAGAATCGACAGGAGTTATGTCTGTTCAATCTGACAACTTAACTTGGTATTTAATCAATGCAGTAAAGCAACTCAACGCTAAGGTGGAAGCCTTAGAATCTCAACTAAAAGGAGCATAAAGATGGATATTGACCAACTAACACCTGAGCAAATTGCACAACACTATTCAGCCGCAATGGACTCAGTGAACTTAATTAACGGTGGGCAACCAGAAGGCATGTCAGATAACGATTGGGCTGACTGTCTGAAGCGTAATAAAGAGCATTTGTCTATTATGATTGCCAAAGATTTCTGGACTAATGAAGATTTAGCACCATTACAATCGGCTGCACAATGAACCTGCCAACAATCCCACCAGATAAACTAGGGCATTACTTCTATGGCTCTTTAATCTGTAGCGGTATAATGTGCTTAACACACATTGTTTGGTTATCTCTAGGCGTGTGTGCCGCAGTTGCCGCATTGAAAGAGTTTAGCGATTGGTTGGCTAATTACAAAGCGGCAAAGCAAGGTCTGCCGCCACCGCATGGGGTTGAGTTTATGGACTTTGTGGCTACCACAGCAGGTGGCGTTACTGTTGTTATTTCTTACTTAATTTGAGGGATTTATGATTAAATTAGAATTAGATTTGGCAGAGGTTAATGGTGTTCTTGGGGCATTAGGGCAAATGCCATTTGTTCAGGTTCAAGGTTTGATTGCTAAAATACAATCACAAGCTGCGCCACAAGTTAAAGAGGTAGAGCAGACTGATAAAGCAGGCGGCACAGACTAATGGATACGCAAACGGTCATTAATGTTGTTCTTGGATGCGCTGGATTCTTAGGTGGATGGATTCTTAATTCCATAACGCGGTCTATTAATCGAATTGAGGATCGTTTGCAAGAAATGCCTGGGCTTTATTTAACTAAAGAAGATTATCGAGATGATTTAAAACGTGTATATGAAATGCTCGACAAGATATTTTGCAAGTTAGATAAAAAGGTGGATAGATGACCATTGCTAAACCTAAAGCAAAACGCCCACCACGTAAGCCAGTGGTAAGGTCTGAGATCAAAACGCAATCTAGCATGGTGGATAAAGCCATTGATCTGATTAAATGGGTAGACTCACCATTTAAGCTGCTAGAAGTGGTGATACTGGTCACGCTATTTGGCTTAGGGTATTTTGCATGGGATAGCAGGCAAGTTATTCTTAACGCGATTATGTCTAGCGAGAAGCTACCACAGCTTAAAGAACGTGATGCAATGATACCGGTGGCTGAGACATTGCAAAAGGATTTGGATGCAGTCACGGTGGTGGTGCATAAAGTAAATCTGGTTACTAATACACGCATAACAATGCTTGCGCTTGGTGAGAAAGGTTTAGATAGGAGTCTTGATGGGTTGGTTTCTAGTTTATTTGGCGCTGATCCTGCTCGTAATAGTGCTGTGATCCAGATGTTGGGTGGTGAGGTGGCTTGCGACAAGCTAGTAGTTGTGGGCAAATCCAGTGAATGGGAATTTAAGCAGGGCGCTAAATTTGTCTGTCGCGGTAGCATTCCACCACCAGTGGGCGAGTTTGCAGGCTATGTATCGGTCACCTGGAAGGCAGAACCGCAAGATTTAACATCTGTTAAAACTCGAATTAATTTTGCCAGTTTAGAGCTTGCAAAGTGAAATGGCTTTTAATTGTCCCAATCACAACTTGTTGTTTGTTTTTAGCGTGGGCAGACAATAAATGTAGTTTAGCAACTTTTAAATATTTAGCATTGGCTACGCACAATCCAGAGCAGCGTTATAGGCTCACATTAGATTGGCTTAGGAAAAATGGCGCAGGATGTAACAAGTCTCAGTTAATGCTCATTAAAGAAAATCAAGCGGCAGTTTTAGGAACAGCAGACAGTTATGAATTTCGAGCTTTATTAGATGAATTTTTAGAGGGTAAATAACATGTTTGGAATTGACGCGTTATTAGGCATTGGTGGAAAACTGATTGACAAGCTAATACCGGACCCAGAGGCTAAAGCCAAAGCACAGTTAGAATTGGCGCAATTAGCGCAATCTGGTGAATTAGCACAGATGGCTAATGAAACTAAACTCTATGAGCTTGAGCAAAACAATCTCACAGAGCGCCTCAAATCAGATATGGGTAGTGACTCATGGTTGAGCAAGAACATACGTCCTATGACGCTTATAGCCATTATATTAGGGTATTTTGTATTTGCTATGATGAGTGCGTTTGATCTAGATACCAATGAACGCTACGTAGAGCTGCTAGGCCAATGGGGTATGCTGATTATGTCGTTCTACTTTGGCGGGCGCACATTAGAGAAAATCATTGATATGAAGGGCAAGCAATGAAAGAAAATTGGGATAAAGCATTTGAGTTAGTGATTGCTCACGAAGGTGGGTTTACTAATGACGAGCGCGATCCTGGTAACAAGCTGCCAGATGGTCGTAAAGGCTGCACAATGTGGGGCTGCACTCAAGCTAATTGGGAGGCGCACATCGGCAAGAAAGTCACGCAAGATGACATGAAATCGCTTGACAAAAATGACGTTAAACCATTATACAAAAAGAATTACTGGGATGCAGTTTGCGGCGATCAGCTACCAGCAGGCACTGATTACGCTGCATTTGACTTTGCAATTAATGCCGGTCCGAGAGCTGCCGTTAAACTACTTCAAAAAGCAGTAGGCGCAGTGGCAGATGGTGCTATGGGGCCAGCCACCATGCAAGCAATTAACTCTACATCGCCGCTAGACCTACTGCCTAAATTTAGCAAAGTTAAAGAGGACTTTTACAAGTCTCTGCCTACGTTTGCTGTATACGGCAAGGGATGGTTAAAAAGAGTTGCTGACGTTGAGGCTAAAGCTACCACTATGGTTGCTTAATACCTACGTCAAAGCCCCAGGCAAAGCCCAGACTGAGCGCAATGCAGGTAGTTGTAAGCCACACGTAGAATAGGTCTAGGTTCATTTTATAACCCTTAATTCTACGCAACGTGACCCCTGCTGTGGAATTATCTTTTGCAGACGTTGACATTCTTCAATTGTTTTCATTGGTGGCGAGTAAGTTATACTTCCGTGAGCGCTTACAGTTATTAAAAACCAAACTAAT